TTGGTAACGCAGTAACTGGCGGTACTGGAATTACAGCATCTTATGCAACAACAAATAATGTTCTAACAATCACAAATGCGGGTGTAACAAGCCTTACTGGAACAGCAGATCAAATTTCAGTAAATGCTTCTACTGGTGCGGTAACATTGTCTCTGCCACAGAGCATTGCTGCAACATCTAGCCCAGCATTTGCAAGCATTGGTGTTGGATACGTAACACTTACAGATGCTCTTATGGGTACTGCTACAACAAGCGTTACAACAACTAGCGCAACCGTAGTAGATTCATGGGCAGCAGCAACATTTAAGTCTGCCAAGTATGTAGTTCAAATGCGTAATGGAAATGACATTGAAGTTCTTGAGGCTTTAGTAACAGTTGATGGAAATAACAATGTATATATCACTGAGTATGCAGACGTTCAAAGCAATGCACAGATTGGTACAATCGATGCAGATTATTCAGGATCAGATGTTCGTCTACTCGTAACATCAACAAACGGTACAACAGTAAAGGTGCACAGAACGCTAATCGAAGCGTAATGTGAACCACGAAGGGACAGTGAACTTCAGTGGCAACAACTAATAAAGACTTTGTCGTAATGGCAGGAGTCAAGGTTGCCACTGGAGTCAGATTTCCTGATGGTACATTTCAAGAAACAGCATATCTTGGCAATTCTATAGACGGAGGAGGTCCATCCTCTTCATTTTCATCTACAATTGATGGTGGAACTCCATCCTCAGTGTTTTGATATAATAGGAATTAGGAGGTAATTATGGCAACAAGAATTCAAGTAAGACGTGGAACCTCCTCTGAGTGGAATAGTGCTGATCCAGTTTTATTCGAAGGTGAAATTGGATATAACGTAACACTTGGGCAAATAAAAATTGGTGATGGTACAACAGCATGGTCTGCACTTGGCTACATGGCCACTGATTCAGAATTGCAGACAAGCCTTGAAGGATATATTGCCATATCTGAAAAAGGTGCAGTAGATGGCGTAGCAGAATTAGATTCTAATAAAAATATTTTAACTAGAGAATCTGTAATTTTTGAAGGTGCTACAACTAATTCATATCAAACAACTCTTATTACAGTAGATCCTACTGCAGACCGCACTATTACATTGCCAGACTCTACAGGTACTGTTGTTGTTGCAGATGTAAGCGGAAACGTAATAATTTCTGGAAATTTAACAGTAAATGGAACTACTACAACAATTGATACACAAAATCTTATTGTAGAAGATAAAAATATTACAATTGGTCAAGTTGCTACCCCAACAGATATAACTGCAGATGGTGGCGGTATAACATTAAAGGGAACAACAGATAAAACATTTAATTGGGTAGATGCAACAGATTCTTGGACTTCATCAGAAAATATTAATTTAGCATCTGGTAAAACCTATTTTAAAAACGGAACAGACATTAAAGATGTAACTGAAACATTAACTAATAAAACAATTAGTGGAACAAGCAATACCATTCTAAATGTTGCAAATACATCTCTTACAAATTCATCAATTACTATTAATGGAACACAAGTAAGTCTTGGTGGAAGCATAAATATTGCTGGAGACATTGAGGGTGTAACTGCTGGAACAGGGCTTACTGGAGGCGGTACAAGTGGTACAGTAACACTAAATGTTGATACTGCTGTTGTAGCAACTACAAATAATACCCTAACAATGTCAGGAAAGACTCTTACAAGTCCAGTAGTTTCTGGATTGGCGCTGTCAGACTCTAGCATTGTCTTTGAAGGATCTTCTGCAGACGAATTTGAAACTACTCTTACTGTTGTAAATCCAACAGCAGATCGCACAATCTCCCTTCCAAATGTAACTGGAACTGTTGTTACAACAGGAGACACTGCAACAGTAACTAATACAATGCTTGCAAACTCATCTGTTACAGTAAATGGAACTGCAATATCTTTGGGTTCAAGTGGAACAGTAACAGTGCCAGTTACTTCAGGAGTTACGGGTCTTGGAACTGGCGTAGCAACATTTCTTGCAACACCTTCTTCTGCAAACCTTGCTGCCGCTGTAACCGACGAGACAGGTTCTGGCGCCCTAGTGTTTGCTACAAGCCCAACACTAATAACACCAAGTCTTGGTGTCGCTACAGGAACATCTTTTAACAGTATTACAGGTTTGAGTTCAACCACTCCACTTGCTGGTGGAAGTGCTGCTGTTGGTACTGGCACAACTGCTGCTCGTGCTGATCACGTACATCCAGTAAGCGCTCTTACAATAAGCACTGGTCTTTCTGGAACATCTTATAATGGGTCTTCAGCAGTTACAATTGCAATTGATTCAACAGTTGCAACAACTTCAGGCTCACAAACTCTAACTAACAAGACCATATCTGGCACTAGTAATACTATAACAAATGTTTCTCTTACTACAGGAGTAACTGGCACATTGCCAGCAGCAAATGGTGGTACTGGTATAACTTCATTAGGTACTGGTATTGCTACTTTCTTGGGAACTCCATCTTCTGCAAACCTTGCATCAGCAGTTACCGATGAGACTGGTTCTGGCTCTCTTGTTTTTGCAACATCACCAACTCTAACAACGCCAAATATTGGTGTTGCTACAGGAACATCATTTAACAGTATTACAGGTTTGAGTTCAACCACTCCATTAGTAAATGGAACTGCTGCAGTAGGAACAGCAACAACCGCTGCTCGTGCTGATCACGTACATGGTACTGATACAACTCGTGCACCACTTGCTTCTCCAACATTTACAGGTACTGTAACTGTTCCAACTCCAATAAATTCTACAGATGCAGCAACTAAACAATATGTTGATGATCTTGCACAAGGATTACATATACATGCATCTGTTGCTGCTGCTACAACTTCTAACCTAACAGCAACATATTCAAACGGATCTTCTGGAGTTGGCGCTACACTTACAAATAGCAGTACCCAGTCAGCCCTAGTAATTGACGGAGTTACACTATCTACAAATGATCGAGTATTGGTAAAGAATCAATCAACACAACTACAAAATGGTATTTATACAGTAACAAATACAGGATCAGTATCAACTAACTGGGTACTTACTCGTGCTACTGATATGGATCAGTCTTTAGAAGTAGATGGTGGAGACTTTGTATTCGTAACAGGTGGAACAGCAGGAGATAATACTGGCTGGGTACAAGTAGAAACTGGTGTCACTATTGGCACATCTAATATTGTATTTACACAATTTTCTGGTGCTGGCACATATTTAGCAGGTAATGGACTAACACTAACAGGAAATACGTTTAGTATAAATACTGGAACTACTGTTGATTTAAATACCGCTCAAACTTTAACAAATAAAACAATATCTGGCACATCTAATACCATTACTAATATATCTTTAACAACTGGAGTAACTGGAACACTACCTGTAGCAAACGGCGGTACTGGCATTACTTCGTTTGGTACTGGTATTGCTACTTTCTTAGGAACACCTTCTTCTGCAAACCTTGCTGCCGCTGTAACCGACGAGACAGGTTCTGGTGCCCTAGTATTTGCTACAAGCCCAACTCTAACAACGCCAAATATTGGAACTCCTTCTGCAGCAATATTAACCAACGCTACTGGTCTTCCAGTATCAACAGGTATCTCAGGTCTTGGAACTGGCGTAGCAACTGCTCTTGCAGTTAACGTAGGATCTGCAGGTGCACCAGTAGTCAATGGTGGAGCACTAGGCACTCCATCAAGCGGTACACTAACTAATGCAACTGGTCTACCAGTAACTTCTGGTATCTCAGGTCTTGGAACTGGCGTAGCAACATTTCTTGCAACACCTTCTTCTGCAAACCTTGCTGCCGCTGTAACCGACGAGACAGGTTCTGGTGCCCTAGTATTTGCTACAAGCCCAACTCTAACCACTCCTAATATTGGAGTTGCTACTGGTACATCATTTAACAGTATTACTGCATTAAGTTCTACAACCCCATCTGCTAACGGAACTGCTGCTGTTGGAACCTCAACAACTGTTGCTCGTGCAGATCACGTACATCCAATCAGCGCATTAACGATAGGCACTGGTCTTTCAGGAACATCTTATAATGGCTCTTCGGCGGTAACAATAGCAATTGATTCAACAGTTGCAACACTTACAGGAAGTCAGACACTTACTAATAAAACATTAACGTCTCCAGTAATAAGTAGCATTACTAATACAGGAACGTTAACACTACCAACTTCAACTGATACTTTAGTGGGTCGTGCCACAACAGATACATTAACAAATAAAACTATTAATGGTGCAAGCAATACATTAACGGTAAGAATTGCTAATGATGTTTCTGGCCTTGCATCTGGAGCAGCAACATTCCTTGCTACCCCATCTTCTGCAAACTTAGCAGCACTTTTAACAGATGAGACTGGAACTGGTGCAAATGTATTTGCAACATCTCCTTCATTTACAACTGCAATTACAATCAATGCTACAGGTGAACTAAGACTTGCAGATACAGATTCAAGCCACTATGTTGGATTTAAATCTCCAGCAACAGTTACAACTAACCGTATTTGGACTCTTCCTTCAGCAGACGGAACAAGTGGACAGGTGCTTTCAACGGATGGCGCTGGCACACTTTCTTGGTCTACAGCATCTGGAGGAACTGGTTTTGCAAATGAGACTATGGTAATCATGGGGGCATACTAATCTATAGTACTTTGTAAAAACAAAAGTACTCAACCTTAACTTTATAGTTAAAGTTTATAAAATCGTTATAAATCAATTTGTTTTTAAATAAAACTTTGTGCTATACTTGGTAGTACTTTACGATTTGTAAAGTTCTAATATTATTTTTAGTGAGAGGTTTTAATTTTAAATGTCAGACGTATTTTCTTTTAGGTTATTAGATGAATTCGTAAATAAATATAAAGGTGTTGAGCCGCCCTTTGGCTTTACCGACGCAGGTGGTAACTCTTTGGGTGAGATTACATTTATCCGCACATATTCACGAGTTAAGGAAGATGGCACAAAAGAGCGCTGGCATGAGGTTTGCAAACGTGTAATTGAAGGCATGTATTCAGTACAAAAGAATCACGCTAAAGAAAACCGCCTTCCTTGGAATGACAATAAAGCACAAAAGTCTGCTCAAGAAGCCTATGATCGTATGTTTAATCTTAAGTGGACTCCTCCAGGACGTGGGCTATGGGCTTTTGGTACCCCTATGACAATGGAGAGACGTAATTCAGCAGCCTTGCAGAACTGTGCCATGGTTTCTACTAGGGACATTGATAGAAACGATCCTGGTGCCCTTTTTGGTTGGGTTATGGATGCCTTGATGCTTGGCGTAGGGGTAGGATTTGACACTCTTGGACAAGAAAAGGGTATGGAAATATATCCAAATCTACCTGAAGAAATAACATACGTGATTCCTGATACAAGAGAAGGATGGGTAGAGTCTGTAAGATTACTACTTAATTCTTACTTAAAGTCAGGACAGGCAAAAATTAATTTTGATTATTCTTTGATTAGACCATTGGGTGCACCTATTAAAGGTTTTGGTGGCACCGCCTCTGGACCAGAACCTTTAATTAAATTACACGACACATTGCGTATTGTTATTGGAAATAGATCAGGACAGACACTTGACTCTCGTGCAATTGTAGATATTGTAAATCTTATTGGAACCTGTGTAGTGGCTGGAAATGTTCGTCGTTCTGCTACTCTCGCACTTGGCGCTCCAGAAGATAGTAATTTTATTAATCTAAAAAATGCAGAGATATTCCCTGACAGAAACTCTTTTGATCCAGAAAATCCTGGGTGGGCATGGATGAGTAATAATTCTATTTCTGCTGCAGTTGGAACTAAGTATGAAGATTATGTAGATTTGATTGCAGACAATGGAGAGCCAGGTTTTATTTGGCTTGATGTTGCTCGTAATTTTGGTAGACTTGCAGATCCTGCAGATGGAAAAGACTATCGTGTAATGGGATTTAATCCATGTGCAGAGCAGCCATTAGAGTCATATGAACTTTGCACACTTGTTGAAGTACATTTAAACCGCCACGAGTCTAAAGAAGACTTTTTGCGTACTTTAAAGTTTGCATATTTGTACGGCAAAACAGTTACTCTTGTTCCTACACATTGGCAAATTACAAATGGTATTATGCAGCGCAATCGTCGTATTGGAACATCCCTTACTGGAATTGCCTCATTTGCAGATCAAAAAGGTTTACCAGCAGTTCGTGAATGGATGGATGAAGGATATAAGACAATTCGTAAGTATGATCATTCATATTCTGAGTGGCTGTGTGTTCGTGAGTCAATTCGTGTAACAACTGTTAAGCCGTCTGGATCAGTATCTCTTTTATCTGGAGCAACTCCAGGCGTTCATTGGGGTCCAGGAGGAAATTTTTTCCTTCGTGCAATTCGTTTTGGAAATACAGATCCAATGATTAATTTGTTTAAAGCAGCAGGGTATAAAATGGAGCCAGACTTAGTATCTGCAAATACAACTGTTGTATATTTTCCAGTTCATTCTGGCCACCCACGATCTGAAAAAGATGTAACATTATTTGAAAAGATTGGTCTTGCTGCTACAACGCAAAAATACTGGTCTGATAATGGTGTTTCTGTTACTCTTTCATTTGATAAAGAAAAAGAGACAGAGCATATTGCTCCAGCACTTCATATGTATGAGGGGCAGTTAAAAGCAGTATCATTCTTGCCAATGGGGAATAAAACATATCCTCAGCAGCCATATACTCAGATTACTAAAGATGAGTATAACGATTATATTGGACAGATTAAGAAGATTAATTGGTCTGCTATTTATGACGGGGTAGATAATCTAGAGGCTGAAGGCGAAGCATATTGCACCACAGATACTTGCATGATTAAAATATCTTAACTGATATAATTGGGATAAGGAGAAATATGACCGTCCCATCAAATTTATATGCAGAAAAGGTGTTTGCAGAGCATCCAACAATTCTTTGGGCGTTAGATGACACCGTAGACTATATTAGTCTTATTAATGAGGCAGACAGAGACGTTTCTGGGTGGACCATTACTAATGCTACAGCCACAACTTCAACTATATCTAATGAACCATTTCCAGACAGTATAACTTCTTTTATTGATGGAGATGTACCTACAGGTAGTTTTGAAACAGTTTCGTGTGTAAGTCAAAACATAATTAATTTTACAAATCTAAGCGCAGATATGAAAACGTTTTGTGTCGGCGCTTATTTTTATTCTGACAGTGCTTATTTAACTTCAGTGTCTATTGGATATCAATACACTGATACAACCTCTTCGCAGATAGTAGAAAAACTACAAACATTTAATACCTCAGTATATCAATCATGGAGTTTTATTTCTGGAACATTTGATATTCCAAATGAAAATACAGAACTTAGAATGGTTATTAAGTTTAAATATCTTAGCGGAGGAATAAGTTCTGATTATCAATTTTATCTAAATGGAATTTCATTGGGTCAATGGTCTGAAGATTTTAATATACAATCTCTTGGTGTTGTCCCAGTTAGTTTACCATCAAATATTCCCTTAATCACTCCATTTTGTATTCCAGCAGACCCATATGGGCTTGGCGGCGATAATGGATATTATCTTGTTAACGACAACAGTCTCAAAGCAAGAAATACTGCTCTACCTATGGTCTATGGTGGATCAAATATTACACGCCTTAGACCAAATAACAATGAGCCATCCTTGATTGTTCCTGGAAAAGGATTTTTAAATAAAGATGGACAGTATAAAGAATATACTGCAGAATTTTGGATGCGTGTAAACTCAAATACATTTACTCCTAAAAGAATTTTTGGTCCAATAGCATCTACAGACGGTTTATATATTGAAGGAGGATTTTTAACTCTTGTAGTTGGTAAGCAGTTTGCTTCACACTTTGTTGGTGAATGGTTTAGGCCAATGCTAGTTCATGTTAGATTAATTAGAAACTCTGCTACTGTTTTGATTAATGGTGATTTAGTAATAACTTTAAATATAGAGACAGATAATTTACAACTGCCTGATGCAACTGATAGTTTTGGAGATAATCAGGATTGGTTAGGATTTTATTCATATGAAAATGTTACTCCAATAGAGTTAGATTGTATTGCAATTTATCCATATTCCGTAGCAATAAATGTTGCAAAACGTAGATGGGTTTATGGACAAGGCGTTGTTTCTCCAGAAGAAATTAACTCTGCATATGGTGGAACCCAGGCTTTTATAGATTATACATTTGCAGATTATACTGCTAACTATAATTATCCAGATTTTGCTCGATGGGATCAGGGCACATTTGATAATCTTGTAACAACAGAAACATCTATTACAACACCAGCATACACACTTCCTGAAATAAGTCTTAGCACAAAAACATTAAAAGAACTATATGATGATAATCAAGCAATACAGGACCCTAATGATGACACCTTTATAACATTTAGACCCAATACCTCCTGGGCATCTGTTCAGTCATACTTTAACTTTCCTCGCTTTAATATTATTAATACTGGAATTCAATCTATTTATGGTGTATTTTCTTCTGATGACTTAACAACAGAAGAAACATTATTTAAAATTTATAACTCGCTTACAGGAAATTCTTTTAGTGTTCGTAAAGACTTAGATGAAATTCATTACTATCTGACATTCAATGGAATAGAAGAAGAAATTTATACAACGGGAATTATTTTAGAAAATGAAAAATATTCAGCAGGCATTCAAATACAAACTTTATCTAATTATTTTGGCGGTAATGTAGCAGCATTCTTTGGAAATCAAAATGGTTTAAAAATGTATGTAGGTGGAGATGAAACCAGTAATTATCAGTTTACAGGTAAAATATACTCTATAGGATTATCTTCAACATATAATGCAAGCGAAATTACAGATCATTTTGAAACAAATGGAACTGCAATTTTAGACAGTTATTTGGCTACAGGGTCAGCAGAATCTGCAAATGCCTTAGCACTTCTTGAACATACTGCAAGTTATACACTATTGCCAACACAAGCATATGACACATATTATTTAGATATTGGAGTGGCTGGGTATTGGGAAGATTATCTTCCATTATCATATTTTGCACAGTTTGTAAATAGTGAAACTGGCGGGACATATTACGACCTTGATTTTTTACAGTTTAACATTGGCTACCCACGACCATCAGAATATCTTGAAATAGAAGAAACATCTTCGTGGTCATATGAACAGTTAGATCAAGAGTTTGATCACCCAGTTCAAAGAACTTATGCAGAACTTGATAACTACCTGTTTACTGGCTGGAATAATTATGAAGATATGGACTCTAAATCTATTAAGTTTTATGAGTATGACACTACAGAAGCATCTATTAGAAGTTATTTGTCGTTTCAGTATGTATCTACGGGAGCAAATGCTCCGCAATCATTTTTTATTAATACTGAGCCACCAAAAGAAGGCGGAATAATTGATATCTCAGAGTATAATAACTGGGATAAAACAAAGTTTGAGGTAGTAGATAATACTCTTATATATCCTAATAAAACTGTAGACTTTAATGAATTAGCAATTGTATATCATTTAAATTTTAATATTCGTGGTGTATTAACAAAACCTATTACTCTTCGTAGACTAGAACTTGCTTCTCAAGCATTTAATGATAACTCTTTTAATCCAGTTGGCACACGCTTTGGACTACAGATGTTTCCTTATAAACGTGCAGGATTTTACTATGATTATAAAGCAAAAAATCCATTTAGCATCTATAAAGGAAGTACGCCATATCTTTATTTAAATAGAACATCTGGAGTTGAAATACGTGGTGCATATGATCCAGAAGTCAGTCGTGGAATTGCTATTCCTATAAATAGCACAATTGCAACAAATTATCGTGTAAGTGCAATACAAATGTGGATGAGATATGATTTAGATAAATTTCCATTGGTTGAAACAGAATTATTTGAAATAGAATATAAAGGTGACACTATTAAATTTTTTATTCAGGCACTAGACGAAGATGGGTCTAGGTCTAAAATATTTGCTAAAAGTGTTTCTACTGGTTTAGCATTTAATGGGCTGGCCTACTATTGGAATGGAAGTTTAGTAAGAGAGCCTGTCATGACTACTAAAGAGTGGGGGGTTCTAGGAATTACATTTTCTAACGCTCTTAATTTTGACCTTTATCTTGGTGGAATCAATCTTAATGGTCCTGTTGTATTTAATAATATTGCATATTATCAAGCAAATAATCTGCAGCAAGTTCAAAGTACGCTAACAAGATCATGGCTTCGTGTGGAATCTGACGGAATAACAAACTATGATTGGGAGTATTGGCTAAATAGTTTTACATGGGACGGGGTACTAGTTATTTCTTCTTCAGATCTATATGGTGTAAATCCAGCAGATGTATATAAATCATATATTGGCACTAATAAGATTATTATTGATGACAATGAGGGTTTAAGTATTGAACCTAACAATTTATCTATATATTCAGAGGTTATTTGGTCAACTAACGTCGCAACACCAGTATAATCTGCTATACTTATGGTTATGAGTAAAGCCAATAATCCATTAATAAACCCAAAAACTGGTAAGCCTATTGTGGGCAATGTACGCCGCAAGGTTATTGAAAAGGACTATAACTGGGGTCTTTATGTTTATAAAAAATCAAACGGTAAATGGTTTACAGATGGAGAAGGTAATATTTTAAACATTCCTTCGCTTCGTGGTGATATTGGTCAGATAGCCAAATTAAAGCAGGCAGCCGTGCATTATGGAGACGAAGGCGACGGCGAGGCGGTATTTGTAGCAGGCTTAACTAGAATTTCAGACGAAGAGCATAGTGAGCAAGTCGATAGATTTAAACAAGGAATGATTCCTTCTTTAAATGATCTTGGTGCTATTCATGCTGCACAGCAAACATTAAATACACACGGAAGAGACATTTACGAAAATGGCTGATTATGATTATATTCAAGCAAGTTTAAATACAGAAGTTACGGAATCAGACCCGTATTCTAATAGCGATCCTTTTCTTAAGTCTTGGGACCAACTCAAAGACTTGTCTGGAATGGACACAAACTTTAAGCGTCGCACAAGTCGCAATGTAACAAAATATAGTTTGCCACTTGATACATATAATCCACGCTACCCAGCAATTGAGCCAAACCTGCAGTATCTAAATGATGCTAATGCTTTTCAGTCAGGCAAAGAAGGCGCACAATCTAAACAAATAAACCCTGGCACAGTATATCAAAATGGATACGGTCTCTTTGATGTAATTACACCGCCATATAATTTATATGAACTAGCAAGTTATTATGACACTTCATTTGCTAATCATGCTGCAATTGATGCAAAAGTAGAAAATGTTGTAGGTCTTGGATACAAGTTTGATCTTACAGATCGTACACTATTGCGATTTGAAATGAACGATGATGATGAACAGGTAGACCGTGCTCGCCGTCGCATTGAAAGAATGAAACTAGAAGTTCGTGACTGGCTAGAGTCATTAAATGATGAAGATACATTCCAGCAAACAATGGAAAAGTTTTATACTGACGTTCAGGCTACAGGAAATGGCTTCCTTGAGATTGGTCGTACCGTAACTGGTGAAATAGGATATGTTGGACATATTCCAGCAACCACAGTCCGTGTTCGGCGTTTGCGTGATGGGTATGTTCAAATTATTGGAAATAAGTTGGTTTATTTTAGAAATTTTGGCGCAACCAACATTAATCCATTAACTGCAGATCCACGTCCGAATGAGATTTTACATCTTAAGCAATATTCTCCACTAAATACATTTTATGGTGTTCCAGATATTTTGTCTGCTGTTTCATCTTTAGTGGGAGACTCATTGGCTGCACAATATAACATTGATTACTTCCAAAATAAGGGTGCACCACGTTATGTTGTAACAGTAAAGGGTGCAAAACTTTCTGCCGATGCTGAAGATAAAATGTTCCGATTCTTGCAAACTGGCCTTAAAGGACAAAATCATAGAACGCTATATATCCCACTTCCTGGAGATACAGAGGGTAATAAGGTTGAATTTAAGATGGAGCCTGTAGAAAATGGAGTCCAGGAAGCATCATTTGAAAAGTATCGTAAGCAAAATCGTGATGATATTTTAATTGCTCACCAAGTTCCTATTTCTAAACTAGGCGGATCTGATTCTGCTGCAATTGCGGCTGCTCTTTCTCAAGATCGCACATTTAAAGAGCAAGTATCTCGCCCAGCACAGCGTCATTTAGAAAAGATTGTAAACAAGATTATTAAAGAAAAAACTGATATTTTAGAGTTGAAATTCAATGAATTGACTTTGACTGATGAAATTGCACAGTCTCAGATTATTGAGCGATATGTTAAGACTCAAGTTATTACCCCTAATGAGGCTCGTGAAATGTTAAATATGTCACAGCGCCCAGATGGGGATGATCCTTTTATTATGTCTCCAAGACAAGCCACAGATGCTAGAGCAGATTTGGCGGGGAATAGACAAAGAGATGCTGAAAGAACAAATAATAACTCAGATTCTCCATCCACAGTTTCTGGCCGTAATCCACAGGGAGAGGGTCGTTCTGCACAGTAATATCCACAAGATATTATAAAGTAATGATATAATTAACCTGCCATGATTATAAATAAAGCACACTGGACTACTGATGGCGACAATGTTCGCTTTTCTATGCCAATTGGCAAAGTAGATCAAGAAAGACGCATCGTTTCTGGCTTTGCTACTCTAGATAATATAGATAAGCAAGGCGATATTGTTACGACAGAAGCAAGTATTGAGGCATTCAAAAAATTCCGTGGCAATCTTCGTGAAATGCATCAACCTGCTGCTGTAGGTAAAGTTGTTTCATTCAAAGAGGATCGTTATTTTGATCCTAGAGAAAAGAAATTTTATAGCGGTGTATATGTTTCAGCATATGTTTCAAAAGGCGCACAAGATACTTGGGAAAAAGTTCTTGACGGTACTCTAACTGGTTTTTCAATCGGTGGAAACATTACCAAGTCTGACGATATGTATGATGATAAAATTGATAAATCAGTGCGTATAATTAAAGAGTATGATCTGCATGAATTGTCTCTTGTAGACAACCCCGCAAATCAGTTTGCTAACGTTATCTCTATTGAAAAGGGACAACTTGGTGGCTTTCTTGCAAAGGCTGTTATAGATACAGTTTATTGGTGCAGTTCTGACGATATCGTTAGACTTTCAAAAGAGTCTGATGAAAATTGTCCATCTTGCAGCGGTACAATGAAAAACATTGGATTCGTTGAAGATCAAAATGATACAGAAA